GGATGCTGTAGCCCGCGAGCGGCTGATCGGAAATCCAGAAGCCCTCCTTGCCCGCGTTTGTGCCCGAGGCGATGACGGCGCGCTTGGTGTAGAACTTGGGCACCTTGACCATCGTCTGGCCGTCGATGCTGACGTCCTGCATGCCGCCCCACACCGGATGGGCGTTGAAGTACGCCGTGCCGGGGTTGGCTACCGTGTTGCCCGCGTCGTCGATGTACGCCCAGGTTCCGCCATCGCCGCCGGTGGTGATGAGCGCCACCCCGGCCACGAAGGCGAAGGCCTGCTTGGTGGTGATCTTCACTTCGGCCGAGTATTCGGACCATCCGCGGACGGTGCCTTTGTGGCGAGCGCGCAGGTAATAGACGTTCTGGCCGGCCTGCAGGATGCCGGCGGGCAGCGCCTTTGAGAGCAGGTTCGCGGCGTCCTCACCGGAGTCATACGCGGGCGTCGTCCAGGTGCCTGCCGCGGTGCGAACCTGCCACTGGGACGCGGCGTGCGTATCTTCGCCACCGACAACGGCAAAGGCGCCGGTCTGCAGGGTCGGGGTTTCGCCGATCTCGGTGGCGTTGTTGTCCGGTGCGACCAGCGCCGGGGCCGCCACATAGGCGAAGCTGGCCGCGGTGGTGAAGGTGCTGCCTGCAGACCAGTCGGACCACAGTCCGGATGCGTCCTGCACTCGGGCGCGCACGTAGTACAGCGTGCCGGTGGCCAGGATGCCGGCGGGCATTTGGTAGCTGAGGCCTGCCGGTAGCGCACCGGAATCGTGCAACACCGTGCCGAAGGTGGCGCCGGTGGCGATCTGGAACTGCACGCCGGCTTGCGGGGTGTTGCCCGGACTGGCGTAGCTGGCGATGGCCAGGGTCGGGCGCTCGAAGATGTCGATTGCGCCGTCAGTGGGCGCAGAGATGGCCGGTGCATCCGGGCGCATGGACGGGTTGATGAAGCCGCCCAGGCCGGTGGCGGCAGAGATGGCCACAATGTGCCGAATGGTCATCGGCTCGCCTTCGGTGTCCAGGCGCAGCCAGCCGTCGCCACGCATTGGCAGGATGTACTCGTAGTCTGCAAAGCCCGCGGGGATGTCGCCACCCTGGCGCCGTACAGACCATACGCGCTCGGTCCAGCCCGCGTGATCGGCGTCGCGGAAGTACAGACGCGCCTCGCCCGCGTTGAGCGTGCGGCGGATGACGACGGCGCCGCCCTCGATGTCGCTGCCGATGTTGATCGGGCGCGACAGCCAGATGTCGCCCACGTCTGCGGTGGCGTAGGCCGCGCCGACCTGGCTCATGCTGCAGCGGGTGAGCGCGCCAGAGGTGAAGGTGCGCGGCAGGTTCTGGGTGATGCGAATGCGGTTTTCCGACAGGATCGCTTCGCACTGGATCAGCAGCGAGCCCTCCTCGTCGGCCAGAACATAGAACTCGCCGATGCGCAGCTGTGCGGTGCTGCCGACGTCGACCGAGTCATCGCCGGCCACGCCCTGAACGATTGGGGTGTCGACGGCATCGATGAGCGTAAAGCCGGGCGCCCACAGCTCGAAGGCGATGCGGTTGTCGCGGTAGAGCCAGTCGAGGGTGACCGCCCGCTGCACGCTGACGTTGCTCGTTTGTTCCAGCGACCCGACCCGATCGGACACGTCCACAACGCTGAGCCCGACTGACTCGATGGCGCCTTTCAGATAGACATCGTTGTTGATGAGCGCCTGGTAGTTGGGGTTCCAGGTGTCCGGGTGCTTCGGGTCGGTGGTCTCGAGCCGACGGACGGCGGGTTGCCAGACGGGCGTGCCTTCGATGTTTGCCATGGTGGTTCCTCAGTCAGTACTGAAAGGTGATTTCGAACACGAGCTGCGTTTCGGGCTCGAGCTCTTTCGGGGTGAGCACGCGGCGCCCTATCAGCGTGCCGTCGGCGGCAATGACGCCGACCTCGCGCAGGACGTTGAGGCCAGCGGCGGCGCCGCTGAGCACGCCAGCGACGGTCAACAACGGGCCGCTGGTGGTGTTGGTGACCGGGACGCGCAACCATTCGGCGGCGAGCGCGGTGTCGTCCAGGGTGTAGGGGGCGCTGCCGCTGCCGAAGGCGATGTATTCGGCGCGGGGCAGAAAGCCGCCCTCAGCCGCGGCCAGCGCGACGGCGCTGCGGTGGGCGTTGGTTGCGGCAATGGCGATCGTGCTCATTGCAGGGGCTCCTGTGTGACCAGCGACCCGCGGCGGGTGCGGATGATGCCGCTGTGGTGGATGTGAGGCGGGCCCAGGCGAAGACCCAGGGCGGTCGTGCCGTCGAGCGTGTCATCGGCGGTGATCAGCGTCGGGTAGTGCAGCGAGCCGGCGCCGTCGATGCGCGAGGTGCCGTCGAGCGTTTCGCCGGCGATGGTGTAGCGGCCGTCGAGCAGCTGGCCGCCGTCCAGGGTTTCGGCCGGTTCTTCGGTGTTGCCACCCGACGTGAAGGCAGGCAGCCGGACAACGCCGCCGACGCGAATCGCCATGTGCCCAGCGTCGAGCGGCTCGCCCGTGGGGCGGTATCCATTGAGGCCGCCGAAGCCGTCGAGCGTGCTGACGCCGTCCAGGCTGTCCGGGGTGTTTTGTCCGCCGATGAGGTCGCAGCCGTCGAGCGTGTCGAAGCGACCGACATCGAAGCGGCGGCAGTCCGCGAGGCGGACGCGGCCGCGCACGTTGATGTCTGCCAGGGTGATGCGGGCATTGAAGCTGATCAGGGCGGCAATGATGAGCGCTACCAGCTGGCTGCGGGCCGGGGCGTAAGCGTTGCAGATGGCGACGGCTTCGCGCTGGCGGGCGCGACTCCACGACACCTCGCCGATGTTGAGGCGCACGGCGTATTCGGCCCAGCTGCGCGCGGTGAAGCGGAAGTCGCCCCCTGGTGCAGATAGCGTGCTGCTGCCGTCGAGCGTGCCGACACCGTCAAGCGTATCGCCGCCGGCCTCGGTCCATGCCTGGTGTAGCTCCTGGTATTCGATCAGGCGCGAAGACTCGTAGCCGACCGCTGCGAGCGCTTGCTCGACGGCCCAGGGCGTGCCCTTCTTCCTGTGCCAGGCGATGGACCCGGCGATTGCGGCGCGCTGGCGAGATTCGGGCCAGTCATCGTCCCAGCGATCGACGGACAGCGCCCAGGCCAGCCACGGCAGCGCTTGCGCGGGACAGGTGGCGGGGTTCCAGAGCTGGGCAATCAGCGCCGGGTCGAGCAGCTGCAGCCCGGTGGATTGCGCGATGGCGCGCTCGAGCGCGCTGGATGAAGGCGGCAGCAGATCAGACATCGGTGTCGTCCGCGGCGGTGATGGACATCAGCACCAGGTGCGGCGCCTCGTGGTCGGCGCACACGATGTCGGCGGCAGGGGTAGTGATGGTGACGCGCTGCACGCCGGGCTGATGCAGCGCGGCATAGATGCCCGACAGGCTGACGTCGTAGCCCAGGCGGTGCGTGGTCTGTGCGTAGGCGGCGAGCGCGGCCTGCGCCTGGTCGATGACCGGCTGCGCGGCCGGGCCGGGGTACAGAGTAAGCGTGGCCTGCACGTAGTACGGGCGCACGGATGCCGGCACGACTTCGACCGTGTCATTGACGCTGCGCAGGTCTCGGGCCTGCAGCTTGCTGAGCACGTCAGCGATCTGCGCGGCGCCTGGGGTTCCGTCGCCCTCGGCGGACAGGACCACGATGCGCACGGTGCCGGGCTCGGGGCGCAGCACGGCGGCGTCGAGCACGTCGGCACGGGCGGCCAGGGCGTGGAATCGGTAGGCCTCGAAGGTGCCGCAGCTGGTGTAGCTCTCGGGCGCCAGCTGAATGCGGGCGCGCAGCGATGCGTCGGACTCGAGCACGGCGGCGACTGGCGGGATGGCAGTCGGGTCTGCGGGCGTGATGACCTGGCGCGCGACACCGAAGAGCGCGCCCAGGTGCGTGAGGTCTGCGCCAGACGCCGAGGCCAGCATCACCGCGCGGGCGGCGTCGTTGATGTGCTGCCGCAGCAAGGCTTCGCGGTACGCGTTCTCCTGCAGCAGGATGGCGATCGGCTCCGATTCGAGCGCGAGCGTGGCGGCCAGGCGGATCTTATCGAGCGGATCCTTGGTGAGTTCGAGCAGGCGGGCTTTGCGCTCGGCGAGCAGGGTCTCGTAGTCGAGCGCTTCGACCACGTCGGGCGGCGGCAGCTGGGACAGGTCGATCATGCGGTGCCTCGCAGCGGAATGGAGAGATCTGCACGGGCGCCCGCGCGCGGGCCGTCCACGCGCACCGCATCCATTTCGATGGTGAGTTGCCCGGCATTGCCCATCACGAACTGCACGCGGGTGACGCGGATGCGCGGCTCCCAGCGCACCAGGGCCATCACTGTGACGGCGTAGGCGCGCAGCAGGGTGGCGCCGTTGAGCGGCTGGTCGATGAGCTCGGACAGCAGCGAGCCGTAGTCGCGGCGCATCACGCGGGTGCCGATGGGGGTGGTGAGGATCTTCGCCACCGAATCGCGTATGTGCTCCATGCCCTCGATGCGGCGGCCGGTAGTAGCGGACATGCCGACCCAGGTCATTGCGGCCCCCCGGTGCTGCCGCCGCCCGGCTGCACCCCGGCGTGGGTGTGGGTGTGCAGCACGATGCCGTTGCTGCTGAGGTTGCCGTCCTGGTGCGTGATGGGGCCGGTGATGACGTTGCCGTTGCCGCTGCCGCCGGATCCGCGCAGGCCGTTCTGGTAGGTCAGCAGATCCTGCACGGTGAGCGTGCCCTGGATGAGCACGTTGCCGGTGATGGTGCTTTCGGGGCAATCGACGGTGACGTGCGTCGAGGCCTGCACCGTGGCGGTGTCTATGCCGGTGACGGTGAGCGCATGCGTGGCGTGGTTGTAGGCGATGCGCGCGCCGTCGGGGTAGAGCGTGACGTGCTCGTCCGCGCTGGCGCTGGGCTGGTCGTGGGCGGCGGTGTAGATGCCGGTCAGCGCGATGCCGGCGCCGGGCTCGCCGCTGGGGCACAGCAGCAACACCTGTTCCCCCTCGGTGGGCGGGTTCCAGGTGCGGGTGGTGCCGGCACGGCGCTCGGCCCACGGCAGCCAGTCGGTGAGTAGGCCGCCGGAGGTCACCCGGCACAGGGCGCGAGCGTGATCCACCGCGGCAATGGTGCCGAGGCGGATCAGGTTGTCCAGGCGGCGGGCGAGGTCGGCGTCACGGGTCATGCATCCGAGGATGCCGCGCGCGCGCGAGATGCAGTAGCGGGGGGCGTTGTCCCGGCGGCGGTTACGACGCGCCGCGCGCCAGGTGGTCGATGATGCGCTCGGCGATGGCGTCGCGGTCTGCGTCGGAGTAGCCCAGCACCCGGCGCTGCGGGTAGCGGTAGTCCGGGCCGTTGCGGCCGACGCGGTCCAGCAGGCCGTAATGATGGGTGCGGGCGATGCGCGCGGCGCGGCCGGTGATGGTCACCAGGGCCCCGTCCGCGCTGCTTTCCGCACGCAGGAAGCGGCCAGTGCGTAGCCGCGCGAACATGCCCCGCTTGATGCGCCCGGCCTTGGCGCGCAGGCGCGGCTTGCGCGGCGCGTAGGGCGTGCCGTCCGGGTTCTGCTGGGCGGCAATGCGGCGCTGGTTGCTGCGGCGCAGATCCGCGGCGATCTCGCGCGCCAGGCGGCGGCGCTCGGCCGGGCCGAGGGCGGCGAGCAGGCCCTGCAGGTGGGGGGCGAGATCCAGATTAGTCGACATCTTCCTGCGTGCCGTCCGGGTGGCGGATGGTCAGCGTCCAGCTCTCCACGCCCTCCCACAGGTCGAGCGGCGGCTCCGGCACGTGCTCGGCGGTGTAGGTGCCGTCCGGGTGGGTGGTGACCAGCACGCGCTCGGTGAGCTGGATGCTCACCGCCAGGTCCATGCTCTTGTGGTTGATCAGGTCGGCCTCGAAGCGGATGCCGTCGCGCCGGTCCGGGTTGGCCAGCAGCTCGGGCTGATTGCGCGCCACCCAGGCCAGCACGGGCACCATGATGGTGTCGGCGTGCTGGGCGTAGTCGGTGACGATGAGCTGCAGGGTGTAGCCGTACTCAAAGCTGAGCGACTTGGCCGCGGTGCAGCGCAAGCTGCCCTGGTCGATGAACACCAGCAGGCGGTCGGGGTTCTTCTTGAGCTCGGGCAGCGCAGCCTCGATGGCGGCGCGAAGGCTGGCGGGCTTGATCATTGGCGGACGTCTCGATGGGCTTTGCAGAGATCCTTGGCGGCATCGGCGCCCGGGCAGGCGCCCAGGAACACGGGGCCGGCGTGGGCGTAATAGACCGGTGCGGCAGGGTTGAACACGCTGGCAAAGTGCCCCTTGTCGATGCGGTAGCCGTCGCACTCGATGCGGTCAGGGCCGGTGCGCTGCCAGTCCATTACCGACGATCGAGGCCGTGCCGGGCCAGGAATGCGCGCGGGTCGGCAGCCAGTGCGCGGGCGTTGCGTTGCCACGGCAGCCAGCCGCCCAGGCGCACCGCCAGGTACATCGCCATCCGCTGCGTCGTGCGCACCCCGGATGCGGCCATCGCGCGCAGAAACAGGGCGTCGACCTGGTCCCGCGGGCGGTCCTGGACCACGAACAGGTAGTCATGCAGGATCGCCGCGGGCCTGTGCTTGCCATTCACCGGTACGACGGATTGCAGCAGGCGCGGAATGCTCGCAAGATCGGTGCGGAACCCCGGCGGAATCACGACGATTTCCTCCGGGGTTTCCCACACCACCGGCAACTCGAGCCGCCACTGGCCGGATTCCTGGCAGGTTCGTAGGACGGGGGCGGTGCGAAACATCCGATCAGGCCTCCACGGTCTCAGGGGTTGTGTGGCGCTCGTAGGCGCGCGCGAGCCTCACGTCGTACAGATTCGCCTTGTAGGCCGGGCCGTTGTAGCCGGCGGCAAAGGCGGCCCACTTGCGGGCCTTGAG